TTACTCAAGATTAGACATACACGGAAATAATAATCATCTACAAGGACATCAAACAAATCAGGGCAGTACTTCAGGGCATACCTTTACAAGTATTATTTACAGTGATAATAATGATGTTTGGGTCAGACAACAACATGACGGTGCAAAGACACTCAATCTAACAACATGGGTAGATGGTAATGACATCACACTCAGACAAAAAGGTAATGGCGCTAACCATACTGCAACTATTTCACTTGATGGTGATTATGGTACTACATTAAATTTATTACAACAAGGCACTACAACACAATCATATTCATTATCTCAGACTTGTTATACAGTCGGTGGGTGTTCGGTGAGTGTTACACAAGGACAGTAAATGGACTACGGCGGCGACAACAACTGTGCAGAAGAATACGAAGTATGTCTCACACAAGACGAATACTTAGAACTCATCACCATGATGGAAGAAGCAGGTGTTACTTGGGAAAGCACAGAAGTACTGGGTGATGCAGAAGCAGTTGCAAACTTTACTTGGCAAGTGCTGTTCCTTACTCCGTGGGAATTGGCATACATAGCACTACCAATGAGTGTGTTGGCATTTTACGGTTTATCTATATATGCCTCTTTTAAGTGGTTACAAAAAAAGTTCTCTTAACCAATATTGGTGATAAATAATAATAAGGGCAAGGATGCCCCTATCAGCATAGCAGTTGGCTTGCTGATTTTACAAGGAGAAAGTATGAGATGTACACTCAGTATTCTTGCAATCCTTGGTTTGGTTTTACTACCATCATGTGCGTCAGTTGGTGCAGTTATTGAAGGCGGTAAAGAGTTCACAACAGGCGTTATAGACGGATCTGTCAAGGCTGTTTCAACCGTAAGCGGTGCAGTTTTAACAGATGTGTCTAATGTAGTTGAAACAACAGCAGAAGTAACGAAAGGTGTCGTTGACACAGTTGCTAAAGAAGTTGATGAACAAACCGATGAACTGCAAGACGCTCCAAAAAAGGACTAAGCCTGTTCTCCCGTCGCAAGGAGAACAAGGCAGGTAATGATGAGGATATTAAAATGCTAATACAGCAAATTAAAAAATATTGTACAAGCAATCCTCAGGAGTGCGAATAAATGAAAGCGGCGGTATTTTTAATATTGTCGCTTTTTTCTTTTAGCGAACAATCTAGACATAATTATTGATAACGAATACTAATAAATATATATTATGAAATGGTTATACAGCGGATGGGCTGTCGCAGTTAGCATATTGTTACTTGATGGGTTACGAGTTGTAGACCCAACTCCTGTGCAAAGTTTGCGTTCGCAAACATTTGATGCATTACAACAAATAGATGAAGTCAAGAAAAGCAACGAAGTTGTAGTAATAAACATAGGCGAAAAGAGTCTACAACAATGGGGACAATGGCCCTGGCCCAGACAGAATTTTGCACAAATGATTTCTGATCTTAGAAATCATAATGCTGGAATAATAGGTCTAAACTTTATGTTTCCGGAACCGGATCGCTTTGGCGGAGACGAAGTTCTAGCAAGTTGGATGAATCAGAACGGTATAGTTTTAAGCCAGACCCCATCTTCCAGAGGAGTAAAGAGTACAGGTCCACATATAGGCACAGCCACAATAGGTCCAGCACCCGCTACTAATTACTTGTTGACGTGGCCCAATCTAGTAACTAATATTGAACAGTTAGAATCAACAGCAGACGGTATAGGGGTCATCGCTTCTGCTCCTCAGCCAGATAATCAAACAAGAACATATCCTTTAGCAGTGGGAGTAAACGGAAAGATATATCCTAGTTTTGCTATAGAGATGTTAAGAGCATATACTCAAAAGCCTAGTTATGTTTTAAAAACAAGTGAAATAGGTGTACAAGAATTTGCAGTACCACCCTTTGATCCCATTGTTACGCAACCAGACGGAACAGCATATATAAGATTTAACAACACATTTGAAGAATATGAATATGTGGATGCGAGTGAACTACCTGATCTAGGTGGAAAGTTCGTTATAGTGGGCGTAAGTGCTGAAGGTGTTGCTAATCCGGTGCCCACTCCGAGAGGCAACATATTACCGCACTATATACAAGCTCATATGACACAAAATTTTATTGATGGTAGTAACATAACACGGAATGAATTATCGTCGCTTACAGAGCTTCTGTGTGCGTTGTTGAGCATGGTATTAGTTGCTCTAGCAATATATAAGTTGCCCATATGGGCAGGGCTAGTAACTACAGTTACTATTATAGGCGGAATTGTATATTATAGTGTACATTCTTATACAGCAAATTTAGTTTTATTTGATGCAACATTTCCTGCACTGAGTGCATTCTTAATTTTTACTCATGCAAGTTTTAACAACTTCTGGATACAATTCAAACTTAGACAAGAAATCCAGAAGCAGTTTGCAGGATACTGCTCGCCTACAGTTGTGCGTATGCTTCAACAAAACCCTGCACTGATCAAAGAAGGCATGAAACGAGAGATCAGTATTTGCTTTAGCGATTTGCGTGGCTTTACACCATTAGGCGAAAGTTTTGGCGATGATGTGCAAGGGCTTACAAAGTTAATGAACGGCTACATGGATGCAATCACACAACCTGTACTAGATGCAGACGGCATGATTATTAAATATATCGGTGATGCCAGTATGCATGTACACAATGCGCCTAATGATGATCCACGCCATGCACACTCAGCGGTTATGACAGGATTAAACATGTTAACAGCAGTGGAAAAATTTAATGATAAAATCACTGCGGAAGGCAGACCACCTATTGGCATGGGGGCCGGCATTAACACTGGCTTGGGTTATCTCGGTGAGATGGGTAGTACAAGTAGGCACAGTTATGATGTTCTGGGAGACGCTGTTAGCACAGCCGCCAGAATTGAATCAAAGTGTAAAGAGTACGGTTGTTTATTATTAGTAGGCGAAAACACTTACAACCAAACTAAAGATGATTTCTTTTATCTCAAAGTGGATGACTTAGCAGTAAAAGGCAAAAGTGTAGGAATCACAATTTACACAGTGTTAAGCACATGGGATTACGCTTGGCATAAAACAAATTGGCCCGCTATGCAACAACAACACGATAAGATGCATCACGCATATAGAACACAAGCATTTGATGCCGCAATTATGTATTGTGAAGGTCTAAAAGGTGAGTTTGCTGGTAACATGGATGCTTATTACGATATGTGGATAGAACGTTGTGAATATCAAAAAACACAAGACTTACCTGCAGACTGGAACGGCGTGTTTATAGCAACCTCTAAATAGTTATTCATCTGGATGCCACTTATAAATTTTTGTAAACAAATTAGCATAGTTTAGCAAATCATTTCTTAACACTCGTAAATGCATTAATTCAATTGGTGGCTGTATAGAAGCCGCCTCAAACAGCGGGTGATAAAAGTTTAGAATTTTATCCACCCGTCGTCTGTCTAGTAGAATTGCATCTAAAATTCTGTGATGGGTCTCTTTGTCTTTTAATAAACTTAACAGCCAGCCGTGATGGTCATTGTGCACGTTGTATCGATGCATCATATCTTTTGTGTCATAATAAAGAGCCCTAATAGGGTTTATATTGGCACGATAATTTTTCATAACAGCAGGAAAAGCCCAACCAGGATTTCGGGTCTGTTGGTTCTTTAAAAAACTTTTATACTCGTTTAACAAACTTTTATATAAACCATCTTCACTTTGCCGAATTGTTACATTATAAATCTCAACTAGTTTATCGGCAAGTTTTTTGTGCTTTGCACCAAACATGTCGTAATTTTCTTTGAGATCAAGTATTGTGAATGTGCCGTCTAAAAATGTATTCGGTATAGTATAATTGTGTCGCTTGAACTTATCTAGTTCAGTTGTCAAACGAATATTATTAAAATTAATAATATCTTTTGTCATGCATTTATTTATATGGAATTGATTTTGAGTATAGCATGTAGTTTATTGTCACCCTTGTTTCTGTGTAGTGTGCTTTTTGCACCCAGGTGTAGTGGTTTGGGCCAATTGCCTATGTCAACCCATGCGTACCCAGCACTCTCAGAATTCAGTGTAGGTAAAAATTCGTCATCCACAACATAAGCAAAACTATAATACATAAAGTTTTTATCCTTGCTCTGGTAAACATCTAACGGGTTGAGTTTTTGTAACTCCGGCACCATGCCAATTTCTTCTTTCAATTCTCGCTGTATGCATTGATATGGGGTTTCGTCGTTTTCCATCATCCCTCCCCAAAATCCCCACGAATGCCTTTGTTTTTTATCGCTGTTTCTTAATTGCAATAAGCATCTACCTGTTTTTTTTGACAAGAAAACTACTCCGGCGGCACTTATCCCTTTATGTCTCGATAAGTTAGTCATTGGATTAATTTGTTCTATTATGCTAATTTTTGTATCTATATGTTCAGGCGCCAGAAGCCCGGGTTGTATGTTCCTTCGTAAGTGCTTGTCCATTGTAGTTTTTCCCATTTGTACTGTTTGTTTGTGTAAAGGTTTTTAACGTAATGTGTAGACGATTCATTTAGACTGTTTGATGAGTCAAATGAAACAATCCACCCTGTTCCGTTGAATTCGATGATATCGTTTGCATTGGCATTTATGCCCCAGTTGTGGCCTCGAATTTCTTCTGTGAGTAAATATCGTTGTCCTGTATTTGCTGTGCTCAGGACACCATCGCCTGGGTAATTTACTGAGGGATCTACAATTCTTGTCACGTCTGCAAGTGTTGTTGTGGGTAGTGTGTCTTGGTCTAAGTTAAAGATAATTTTTGAAGAGTCTAACACATTTCTTGTTACTAATCCTGATATCAATGAAAGTGTATTATCTACATCGTTTGAAATATTAAGTTGCAGTGTACTACCAGTAGTAAGAGGTATGTCGTCTATTGAGATAGCACTATTACTTAGTGTGCCCGAGTCTCCTTGCGGCGCAAGCACCTCTAATAAGTCGTTCCAGTTTGCTTCTGTTGCACCGTTATCCTTATATAATGTTGCTTCGTTGCCAACAACTTCTACTTGGTAGTTATTGGGCGATATGGTGTGCAATTCAAAATCACTGTCCAGTGTTCGGAAGAAATCGTAAACATCATCGTCGTATGATAAACTACCTAAATTGCTCGTGTCGTAAATGTTTGTGACAATAGTGTTGATAATTTTTTGTCTCTTAACTTTTGCCGGAGGACTTACCCATATAGGCAAAATAAAAGTTAGTGTTGCAACGTCAATGGTTTCGTCGACACCTGCAGGAATACTTCTATTACTCCACTGAATGTCAGTGAGTTCGACTTCATATAAACTGGTCCAGTCTAAGGGATTATTATTTTGTTGTAACTGTATACTAGGGTTAAACAAAATTAATATTTGTTCTAGTAATTGTAATTTTTGATCGGTGTTACCACTCCATATATCAACATTCATTGTTAAATTATAAGGAACAGGCATGTATCGGTCTGTGGTGTATAGATTGCCAGGAAAGTCCTCTGAACTATATGTGCTTGATCCGGAATCATACTGTCTTTCAGCTACTTGAACCTTGCTTACAAGCATAGGATCTTGTGCTCTGTCTCTAGCAATTAATAAACTTTGTATGTTGCAAGATATAAATGGCGTACTATTAACTAAATTTTCACTGCCCTTAGTTAGTATATGAGCAACCATTCTTTGCATGTCTGCGTATCTTACTGGTACTTTATTGTAGTATGTGCTACCATTACGAACACCTTCGCTTACTTTAAAGCCACTAAAAATACGCATAAACTGTAGCAAATATCTTCTTAATTGTGCGTCATACCAATAGTCTAAATTTGTTGCCATATTAATCTGCCTTAGGCTTGATAGCTTTACTCATATTTGTTTTTTCTGATTGGGTAGTGCCATCGGTGTTAGTAGTTATATTATCATTATTCACAAATGATGTTAGAATTTTATTGGCGGCGCTCCATACACGTTTGTTATCGTCGCTCACCTTAACCCATTTACTGCCAGATTTTTTAAATAATCTATTTGGTTCGAAATCTGTTCTCAAAAAGTACTCTCCTTCATTTGCATCTAGCGGCATACTATCTCCACTGCCTACAATACTGATACCATTCGGTGGCTCGCCGTCACCTGGAAAATACACACCTGGTTTGTCTTGGGACTCTGGGTCAACATAAAGATGCCCACCTTCGTAGTATCCTGTGTCATAACTTACTTCAGCGTTTGCAAGTTCTGTAACTTTGTCGCTAATTTCGATTTCAGTATTGTATGTGCTGAGGATGTTTCTTAAATCTTCTGCTTGCTCCCCAGTGCCTAAAATGTCTCGGTATTCTGGGCTGTCCGTGATATTCTTTAATTTCACTCGCCAAAGATGTGGCCACCAACGAGGATCGTATCCTTCTGCAGGTCTGCCAGCGTCACTTACTACGAAAAATCTGTTGACAGCTTCCCACCACCTAACAGTAAATCGTCTCTTAGGTGCGGAAGTTCTAGTACATCGCCTGCCATTAAACGTCTACCTAGTAAACTTGCTATGGTGTTCATGTGGAACGTCATAAACAGTGAATCATTATTTACAAATAATCCAAATTGTGTCAAATCAAAATCAGGGTCAGCAATAGTGTACGCACCACGCAGTTCATATATGTCAGTGTCGTATTTTCTGTCTCTATTTTCTAAAAACACCACGTCTTGAATATAAAGTTCGTCTGACCCAACACTCGCTGAAGTGTCATCTTGATAAGTGCCTATGTATTTGTGTACATAAACACCAGTGCCGCCAGCATTAATTGATTCGGCAACCACACGATCTATAAAGTCATAATCGTTGGTTTTATTTTTGTTCCATAAACTTAGTCTTGGCATAATGTACTATTTATCACTTTTAAAACTTATTGACAAATTCCTTGATAATTATTATAATACAAACATGGAGAGGTGGCTGAGTGGTCGAAAGCGGCACCCTGCTAAAGTGTTATACGGGCAACTGTATCGAGGGTTCGAATCCCTCCCTCTCCGCCAGACATATAGGACATACAATTATGGGCAGTAAAAGGAACTACACGCCGGATACAGTAAAATCTTTACAAGGCAGTGT